CATTGACGCTCTGACTTCAGACTGGAAGAACAAACCCGATGTTGAAGTCGTCAATAAAGTTGATGACATTCAAGACCCCAAGGTTAGGCAAGAAGCTCTGAATGATGGGGTTGATCATACTAACACTGTCGGCTTTGTTGGCAGTGATGGGAAGGTTCGTGTCTTTGCCGGACAGGTAAAATCTCCCGAGGCTGTGAATGCGGTTCTGTACCACGAAGCTCTGGGTCACTACGGTCTTGCCCAACAGTTCGGTGCTGGTCTGGACAAGGTTCTCACGTCCTTAACCGAACGCAATGTTGGTGGCTTCGGAAAGGAAGTTGCTGACTGGCAGAAGGCTAATCCGGGAGCATATGGTGGAAATAAACTCCGAGCTGCGGAAGAAGTTCTGGCTGAGAAGTCTCAAGCCGGCCCCCTCGCTAAGTCCTGGGGTGATGCTGTCGTTGCTCATCTCCGCCGTTTTGGTCGGCGTATGGGTCTTAATCTGTCATATTCAGATGCGGAAATAAACCACATCCTGTCGATGGCCCATGATGCGGTCATCAACGGTAAGACTGACGCCGCTAGCAATCGCTTCGCCGCACCCAAGGCCACTCAGGATCGTGGTACATCTCAATGGTTAAACTTTGCAGACAACGAATCCGATACTGGTAATCGTTTCAAGACTGCAACTAAAACTGGTGAGCAACTTGGTCGTGAAGCCGATGAGGCCATGCGAAACGCTAAGTGGGGTGAGACGGCCAGGGATCGTCTGATCAAGGCTCAACGTGTTCTGTCTCAATATGGTGGTGATCATCCTGAGGCCCGTCAGATTGCTGATGAGGCTGCGGATGAACTCGGCTATCCTCGTATTGAACATGCCACCGTTGATACTGAACGTCCTGAACTAATTGGTGACTCCGTCTTTGACAATCGTCCCATCAAGCCGGGTGAGGAGTTCCAAGGTCATTCCCCCGCTGAACTTGAACAGGCTGGGGTGATCAAGAACATCCGGGCCAACAACAAGCTCATGACCCCTAATCAGCTTAACCGATCCATCGCTGATGGTAGCTATCAAGTTAAGCAGATGGAGTACGCTTACCACGCCACTGATCGGGATTATGTTCCGACTGAGCGGTCATGGGATGATGTCCGTCAAGAGGCTTTGCAGTCTGGTTTCAGTCCGTCTCAGATTAAGGCCATGGGTAATGGTCCAGACATCTCCAAACGTCTGTTCCGTATTCAGGCGGCTGCCAAGGTTCTGGACAACCGTATCTCTGGTATTCTTGAGAAGTTTGATACCCCCGAATGGTCTGAGGGGCATAAGGACGAACTCCGCCAAGCTCTGGTCGATCATGCGTACATTCTATCAAAGCTCCGTGATGAACGGGCTGAGACCGCTCGTGCGCTGAACATGTCCAAGCTTGGTTACACTCGTGACCAAATGCAGACCTTCGGCGAAATCCTTCGGGAGAGTGGCGGCACTCTGAGTCCGTTGGGCGATGACGAGACCCTCAATCGTTTCGCTCGTACCCTTAAGGGACTTGTTGGTGGTCACAACCCCGCCGGATTGAACTCCGCTGTCAGTTCTCTGTCCAAGCCCAATTGGGAAGACTACCTGACCACCCTGCACCAGAACATGATGCTCAGTGGTCTAAGTACTCACGTCAAGGCTCCCCTTGATATGATGATCGGTATCGGTCGTGATCTGTTGGACAATGCCACTGCACTCCCCATGAGTGCCGGACGAGAAGCCCTGAGGTCTATTGGTATCAACGTTAAGCCGGGTGTTCATCCGACTGAAGTTGCTGCCCGTCTTTGGGGTATTCTTCGTGCTGGTCTTGATGCTCATACGTATCAATCCACAGCGTCCACCTTCATCAATGGTGGTTACAATCCCAATGGCTTCGGTGGAAAACAAAACGCCCGTATTCCTGTTGTCTCCAAGGTCACGGACCTGATCTCTGCTCAGGACGCGTTCTTCCGTGCGTTTGCCACTAACATGCACCTCTACGGTCTTGGTACTCGTCAAGCCCTTGAGGAGGCTCGGGCTAACGGCACCTCTAAGGATTGGGACACGATCATGACCCAAGGTGCTAACTATGCTCGTAACCCCAGCGTCAAGCTCCTCAACGATGCCAAGGCGGCCGCTGATGAGAACTTGCTCCTCAACAAGAACAAGTTCACTGAGCCTCTGGACAAGTTGAAGAGGACTGGTCCAGACTCCAGTTTCCTTCAACGCGCTGGGGCATTCGTTGCCAACTTCCTCACTCCGTTTGTTCGAGTTGAGTCCAACAGTTTGATGAACCGTGTCATCCGTCGTAGCCCATTGGCCTTCTTCGACCAGAAGACGATCAATGATCTCAAGGCGGGTGGTATCCATGCGGACGTGGCTATGAGCCGTATCATCATGGGTACCGCGGCCATTGCGTCCTACTGGATGGCTGCGGGGCAGGGTAAGACGACTGGTGAAGGTCCGGACAATCCAGCTAAAAAGGCTGTTCTCGAAGCGGCTGGTTGGAGACCCAACGCTGTTCACGAGAATGGACAGTACAATACTGGTAATAAACTTGGTATCAGTCTTAACCCCTTCGATGTACACAATGCCACAGCCTCTATGGTTGCTGATCTACGTGAGGCGTACGAGAAGGGGGCGAACCAAGGCCAAGTTGGTAATGGACTGAAGTTGGCTGTTCTGTCGTCCATCAAGTCACTTACCGATATGAGTTGGGTGTCTGATATTGCTCCCGCTGTCAACGCTCTGACTGCACCGAACACCTCGATGGAGCAGAAGGTTGCACAGTTTGCTGGTGATCAAGCATCCACTATGGTTCCCAATCTCTTCGGCCAAGCGGCTCGTGTGTCCGATCAGGGGCAACCTATGACGTACACTCCGGGCTCGATCAGTGACACCGTTAGGAACTCTGTCATGGCGAACATCCCCGGCCTTCGGGAACAACTACCCAAGCGGATGGACGTGTACGGTGAACCTGTTCAGTCTGGTGCTACTATGTTTGGTCAACATACTTGGCTGCTTCAGAACAACCGTTCCGTTGCTGGTAATCACGTTGATGAGACTACTGACGTTGCCAAACAAGAGGTTACTCGTCTGAGCGAGTTGTATCAGGAAAATCTTATTAGTCCAATTCAACGAAACATCTCCGTTAATGGACAGAAGATGAAACTGACCAATGACCAGATGAGCGAGTATCAACATATGGCTGGTCAGGAAATCTTGGCTCGTCTCCATGAAGAGATGAGTTCACCTGAATGGTCCACCATGTCTGATGAGGACAAGGCTGAATGGATCAGGGACATGCAGAAGTCGGCTAAGGCTGATGTGAGGGGGTATCTCTATGGAGAATGAAACCGCTATTGATCTGGCGGAACGGGTGGCGGTCCTTGAGACTGAGTGGTCCAATACTAAGGACGACCTGAAGGAGATTAAGGGTAAGCTCGATGATCTCCTTCATCTTAAATCAAAGGGGATGGGGGCCTTGGGGCTTGTGTCCCTTTTGATTGGTTCAGGCATGATCGGCTTGGTTATTACTATCGTCAACATCTTTAGACAGCCGCATCTCTAATGGGGAGGAAGATCGTACTAGGAGCAGGTGCAGGGGCATCCATAATGGCCATCGTAATGACGGCTGTTGTCCCCGAAATCCAACAGTTCGAAGGCTACCGCAGTGTGCCATATCATGACATCCACGGAGTACTGACTGTCTGCAATGGGCACACCGGCCCCGATGTAGTAGTTAAGAAAGTGTACAGCCAATCTGAGTGTGCAGACCTTACGGCTAAAGATGCAAGTAAGGCGGCGGATGGTATCCTTAAAGTTAGCCCTCATCTTAAATATCATCCAATGCAACTTGCAGCGGCTATTAGTTTTGGTTATAATGTAGGTGTAGGGAATTACGCCAAGAGTTCTGTTGCGTCCAATTTCAATACTGGTAACTTCCAGGCTGGATGTTCGGCTCTACTCAAATATACCTATTCAGGTGGTGTCTATTCCAAAGGTCTCGACGCTCGTCGGCACTACGAATATGACATCTGCACTTCAACTCTAACCCCAAAAGGATTAGTTAATGTGGGCGTTAGTACTCAACCTAGTTAGTAAAGTAATACCGAACCTTAATATGGCATCACTCATTCAATGGATACCTAAATATCTTGGACTGGTGTTTTCCTATATTGCATCACACTGGCGTGTTAGTCTCGGTATTTTTCTCAGTGGATTGCTGCTCGGTCTCAGCTACATTGGGTATCATGAGCATAGTCTCCTTCTAAAGGAACGAGCTGCACATCAACAAGACATTGCTAACTTCAAGCATGCTCAAGCACTATCAGACGCAAAGGCTGAGGGTGAGAAGAACGCACTTCAGAAGGAGTCACAGGCAAATGCGGACGAAGCGGATGCTAAGTATTCCGCTCTGCTTGCTGAGTATCGCGCTAACCTCGTGCGCTACAAAGCCAGTCAAAGTGGAACCAGTCAAGCCGATCATAATCAACTTCAACCCACCCAAAGCGGCGACGGACCCGGTACAAGTTCCTCAGTTCCTCAAGAACTGACAATTTCGCTAGAGGATGCGAATATATGTGCGGTGAACACGGCTCGTTTGCAGTCCGTCCACGATTGGGCGATGGAGGTACAAAAATCTAATGGCACTGAAACCAAGTAAAGTCCCTGGTAAAAAGGCAGGCCCGAATGGATCATTCCCTGTGGGTGACAAAAAGCACGCTCGCCTAGCCATTTCTGGTGCAACCCGATCTGAACGGGCGGGAAACATTTCTAAATCGACCGAAGCCAAGATCAAGGCTGAGGCACGAAGGGAGCTAAAAAAGAAATGAGACGGATGAGAGCTGGTGGTCTTCATGTCCCTCATCCAGGGAATACTCCTATCGTTGACCATACTAATTTTACTGACAATCGTCCCACTATTGGTGGACAGAGTAGTAACTTTAACCCTGGTGCCAATGCTGGCCCACTTCCTAATGGTCCGATGAGATATCCTCCTGGAGAGTCCAGAGTTCAGAAGAACGTGGCTCGTAATCTCAACAAGGGGGATGTACCTTACTAATGCCACTTCAAAAGGGCAAATCCAAGAAGGCGTTTGTGTCTAATATCAAGGCTGAGATTGCAGCAGGTAAACCTCAGAAGCAAGCGGTAGCAATCGCTTACAGTCAGAAACGAAGGAGCAAGTAATGGCTAAGAAGATGACCATGGCACAGTACGAGAAGACTGCTGCTGATAAGAAGGCGGACAAGAAGGCTCTCGCGGCCATCAACAAGAAGCGGAAGAAGTAATGGACTTCCTCAAGCGCTTCGAGAACTTTCTCCTCCTTGAGGACAAAGCTGCCGATGCACTTGGGGGAGACAAGCCCGGTCACACGCTCTCAGGCACATTCGGTAGAGCATATGCCAAGCACAAGATTTGGGCTGTCTATCTCGTAGTTCCGGTCGTTAACTTCTTCGCATACCTTATTGCAGGACAGAAAGATCATTGTCAAACTGTTGCTGCTAACGAGGCAGCTGAAGACGGTGGACCAGGAGAATAGCTTTGGTGGTCGGGTGGCTGATAAGATTACAGCTTACATTGGTAGCTGGTCTTTTATCATCGCCCAGGCCATCTTGATGTTTTTCTGGGGGGCAATTAACACACTAGCATTCTGTCGGGTCATTCAGTTCGACCCATATCCTTTTGTCTTCTTGAACCTGTTCATGTCGGCGGAGGCTGCGTTCTCGACGCCATTAATTCTGATGTCTCAGAACCGAGCAGATGCTCGTTATAGACACCACGTAGAACAGGTAAACAACGCGGTGCTATTGCTTCTCACGAGGATGGCACTCAAGTTTAATATCCAAATTGAAGAGTCTGTGTCTGATCTGGCCGATGAGGCCGAAGAGGAGCTAAACGATGATTGAAACTAATCCTTTTAAGTCCCCTCCCGCTGCACCCATTGACGTGGCACTTGAGGATCGAACACATCCAAGTATTTACTTCGGTAGGAATACCAGCCTAGCAAAGGTTGGTAAAGAGTTCAACAAAGACTAACAAAGAAGGCCCCCGAGGAGTGATCCCCGAGGGCCTTTTCTTTTAGTACCCTGCGTTATTCATCAACCAAAGCCATGCTTGGGCTCTAGATGATTTCACAGAAACCTGCTGCACAGGCGTACTCTTGGGTTCCGGTGGTTGTGTCTTCTTTTTCGTAGTCTGCAAGTTTGCTCCAATCAATTGCCTTTGGCATCTTGGTCATCCAGTATTCGTATTCTTCCTTTGTACACTCTTGATAAGGAGCTTGCCGATAAGAGTGCTCACTATAAGGAAGGAAACTAACTCCAGAAATACTATCGAAGTTTCGATAAACCCAAGCCCCGACGTCGATCCATTCATGCTCTCGAACGTTGATTGTAACGCTAGGCTTGTGTTCACAGTACTGCTCCTGAACTCGCTTCCATAGTTCTAGATGATCAATAGCAGATAGATGATCGCGGGTAATAGCACCAGCAGGTGAACAATGAGGGAAACTAAAGACGACGGTATCATCAGGCTTCGTGACGTCCGGTTCATTCGGCACACCTTGATCAATCATGAACTGCGTGATGGGGTCTTTGCGATCCCCTCGAACAGTTCTAATGTAATACTCACTATGTCGAGGATGAATGCCACTAGCACTGTCCACCAGCTGGGAGACAGTACCCGAAGGCTTAACACAAGTGATAGCAGCAGAAGGTTTAATGCCAAGTTTTTCAGCGAACTCTTTATTAGTTGCAATGGCAATTTCCCTGAGATGACTGAGCAGCTTGGGCTCGTATGCTAGTTGGTTATGATCGAGAATTCCGGTAAGGCTGACCCCAAGGAGACGTTCTTCTTCTGTATTACGCCGCCATACACTTCGGAGATATTTAAAGTCAGTGAGGGTAGATTGAAAGGTCCCGAGAATGGTGGCCAGTCGCACCTTTCGTCGAAGACTTGCCAAGTTATCTCCAGATCGTACGACAACCTCCGTGAGATTGCAGAATTGATTTGGCCTAAGAATGATTTCACTACAGGGATTTGTGCCAAAGTCCCAATCGACGTCTCGTCTTCCATTTCGTGCAGCTTGAGCCACACTTGCTTGGCGATTAAAAATTCCTCGTTCGCCACTCTTGCTGTCGTAAAGAGATTGCCACTCGCGTAGAAACTCCCCGATCCCAGGTCTTCCCAGGTACACCGCAGAGTTATTAGCCAGTCCTCGTTGGGCTTCATTCTCCCACCATGCTCCATGCTTTGCGTACCTCATGTCGTCATCCCGTAGATCGGACAGACTGATCATGGCACTACGTCGGACACCGCCAACCACAACAACATCCGCAATCTTACACATGATGTCATGGCATTCTAGACTGGTTAGTCGTCGTCCACGGGCTTTGCCAATAACTTCACTGACAAAGGCAAATAGGTCAACCAAAGGCCCAGGTCCACTAGCTCGACCTCCGAAAGTCTTAAGGCGGGCTCCAGCGGGACGTACTCGACTGACGTTCCACCCAGGGGTGTAGCCTTCATATAGATAAGTGATGAGATGTCGTAGAGAGCTAGCCCATCCCTCTTTACTGTCGGGTACGATGACCTCAGGCTGATCACCTTCGATCTTATTTCCGATAATAGGCAGCTGTTCAATGTACTGTCGCTCCACACTGTAACCGACACCAGTACCACACATGAGGATGTACATAGCTTCGTCGAAAGCTCGGAGGTCATCAACAGTCACATAAGCGCAGTTATAACCAGCCACATGAGTCCTGTCCAAAGCGGGGCCAGCAGTCATCAGGCAACGCATCGAGGGCATAATCTCCAGGTCGTGGATCGCATTGGCAATCTCAACCCAGAGGTTAGTATCTTTCAGGCCGAATTCTTGTACTCGTTTGTCCATCCAACCGCAGTAGCGGGATACAACTTCACCCCAAGTCTCACGCCGGTTTTCTTCGGGCAGCCATCGTGCGTACCGGCTGTATGCGATGAACTTCTGGTAGTCCGTCATTCCCATCCGATTAGCTTCCAATTATCCTTACCCTCCGGATCAAGTTTCTCAATTTTCTTCAGAGCCCGGAGTTTAGACTTCTCAGGCTTCTTATTGTTAAGCAAGGTGACGGTCTTAGTATTGAGAGACTCGAATACCTTACGATGGATATACACCCCATTCTTACTGAACCATGCAAGCGTTAGGGTATGGTCAAAGTTCTTCAAGTGTTTACGTGCATCATCATAGTCCACATAGATTAGCTGAACTCGAATGATCTTGTCATCCAGTTCGACATCAAAGTCATTAACCTCTTTGATTGGGTTAAGACCTTGTTTGTTTTCGATGTCGTACTCAGCTTGACGAGCCTTAATTTGATCAGCGTTCTCAGGCTTGATGTACTTCCAATTCTGGGGGATGTTCCAACCAACACGCTTGGTGCAGAAGATGTCATAGTCCTTGGGTACAGCTCCGACCAGAGAGTCAACAATGGCCCCGCCCATTAGGACGGAGCCTTGAGGAGCCTGATCAATGAGCTTACCCCATTGTGTTACGTTACTCATCGTTCTCGTATTCCAGATTGAAGTAGTCTTCCGTCTCGTCGTACTTCCGCCCAGCGGGGATGATCCGCTGAGCGTACTTCGGAGATCGTAGATCTTTGGCAATATGGTTCTTCATTCGTTGACGCCGACGATCTTTGCCTTCGAACTTACTAAGTCCTGACAATTTCCTTCTCCTGACTGACGATTAGTTCTGCTCTCGCGAGGGCATTCCAGGCAACGTGCCAAGCGTGAGGAAGTCCAGACTCAGAATCCAAAACCTCTCCTTGAGCTTCGGCGGCAAGGTGTCGTACCATTGCATCAGTGTAGCGATCAATTCCGTTATCGACGTGACGCCACCCTCCCCAAGCGTATTTAGTTGCTCCAAAGTTTGAGACGGAAGCAACTCCAGCAATTGCCCTTGGGAAGTAACCAAGGCCTCCCTTAAAGATAGGAGCCTTTCCGGCGTCATCTTTGCGTGCCCCAGCAATGCCTTGGACCTTGTCACCTGTCACCTCACTCACAGTAGTTCACTCCAGTTAGTCCGTAGAACCTTGTCTTGGAAGTTGTCGAATAGGTCATCAACAGTCAGACCCAAAGCTTCACACACTTCCTCGGCCGTGAACCTATCGTTCAGAACCGACCGAAGATGTTCAATCTGACCTTCATCGAGCATTAGACTTTTACTCTCTGGCCTGTTGACCAGCCTCCGCACTCCTGACATTGAAGTCGCTGAACCTTGAAATATTTAGTTCTGCGCCACCCTCGTTGTTGAATATGATTTGACCCACATGAACCACACAACCCTTTCTCGTCCCCAAGATGGGGATGATCTGCGATGAATGGCTTGATACGGAGGTAGAGCTTTTCGAGCACGAGCACATCTTGTTTGTTGTACTTCTCCATCCGCTTCCTGGCATTCTCGTCTCCTTCGAGTACTGAGCGCCAGAGGGCAAATCCTTCGTGCTTCATCTTCTGTCCAACATTAAGTAGAGGACCGATGAAGGCAAGCTTGTTGATAAGGAAGCCTAGTTTCTTGACAGCCTTGAGGACATCAATAGACGTAACTGGAGCTGGAGGCTTAAGACCAGCAAGAGCAAACTCCCCTTGGAGTTTCGGTAGATCGAACCTATTACCATTGTACGTGATTACCGCATCCGCCTCGTCCAATAGCCCACGAATGATATCAAGCATCTCAGCTCTGGTGTGCGTCCATTCAGACGCAAAGAACATACCCTTCTCACCAACCCACTTGGCCGCAAAGCAAAGGACGCCACCCGGATCAATCACATGATCGGGGGAAATGTTTACATCGTACGCGTCGAATACATATGCCACTGCGGGTTTGGTCTCAATATCTAGCGATAGAATTTTAACCACCAACTCTCCAATCTAGCACGGCGTTATCATACCCCTCCCAATTCTCGACTCCGTTGTTCTCAAGATAACGGAGAAACTTAATCTCGTCGTGCATGTGAAGATACTCATCAACCGGGATGGTTACAGTATCGTTCTCCATATCATCAGGTTGTGGGATTATTACGCTCATTAATCCATTCCTCTGGGATTTCGCCTTCGGCCCATTTGAAACCATTCTTGGTCGCCCACTCAGCGTGAGTTTGCTTGGAGCCGGGGACTTTCTTATCTGCGTACATAAAGAGGAACCGAATATCCAACTCGGGGTATTGCTTTTTAACGGCGACCATCTTACGCTTACTGTCTCGATCGAGCAGTCCCTTAGCCTCCACGATGATACCATTGGTCTTCAAGACGAAGTCCGGATGGTATTCACCGTGGAGAGTGTAGGGAAGGACCAACTCCTCATATGTGAAGTCGACCTTGCGAGCTTTGAGATTAGCGACGATGGTTCGCTCAAAGCCCGACTTGAGGGCCATTAGTCCTCTTCGTCGTCCTCAAACAGTTCAGCAACCTTCAGACGATTAAGCGGGACCACCATAACGGGGACAGCCCCCTTACCAGTGTCCCTCATGATCGCCACATGCTGAGATGTGAAGATCAGAAAACCCTCAGCGGGGAACTGATTACCGTCGATGTCTTCCAAGATGTAGGGGAGGGTCGGGATCGAGTCTTCGGTTTCTTCCGTCTTGCCGCCATTAACCACTCCAAATTGGGTGATGTTGTCGTTCACGCTTGTACTCCTTTAGAATGTGATTTCTTTGACGTTTGGTTCCCTGGCCACATGGGTCAGGAACTTAGGACCAGAAGCGTACAGGAAAGTCCTAAGACCAAGCCCGCCATTAGCGTCCGCCCAGCATCTAGTTTTGTGAGAACAGTATGAGCAGTTGACACCAAGCTTGCGATTACCCGACGCTCCATCTTCCTCGTCCGGATAGCATCGCTCAGGTTCAACATCACTCTCAATTACATCTTTAATATACTTAATCCTACTCTCAACGTCAAATACTTTCAGCTCATCTTTACTGAACGGAAGATAAGCTACTGTCCCATTTTGCTTATCAACAGCAAGGAAAGCTCCATCCGTGTCTCTCGCTTTGCAGTAACCAGCCATCTGCTCGACGTACCCAAACGGATCGTTCTCCGCGAGAGTTCCGTCGACAAACTTCCGGAAAGCATGGGTAGACGCCGACTTAACATCGATCGTTACTCCTCCGATATCCGCGTCGATATGTCCTTTAACACCGTCGACATGGACCTCAGCTTGTCTCTCCGTAACGACCTGACCACCCAATTCGGCGAGAAACAGTACGAGGGACTCAATGATATCACCAAACATAAATTTGATGAGTGTGCTAGGAGGGAGTTCTTCCTCAGTTCCGTACCTCTTTTCGTACCAGAGTTGTCGTGCGCCCTTACCAATGTTGGACATTCGAAGAGTAAACTTACGCTTACCTTTCTTTGTCTCTCGAAGGCGTTGAGCGATGAGGTTACCTAGATGCTTACCGAACTCATCGGCCTGCTCTTGGGTAACCTCATAGCCCTCTTTGACAACCCTGTAGATGTCTTCGACGACGGTCGATGACCGCTTGGACTCAACTACAGGGTGCAAGGTCAATTAGCTAACCTTATGGGCAGTGATCTTGGTGATCGTAGCCTGGGCCGACTGCTCAGCCTTCTTCACAACGTCGATGGCCTTGTCAACCGACACAACGTTATGGGCACCGACAGCAACACCAACCACAAACGTTACGACCAGAACCAGGGCTTCACCGATGATATTAAGCATTAGCGGAGTACACTTCAGCACGAGTGGCCATTACACAACCTCCTTCGACCAATCATCTTCTTCGTTGTCTTCACGGGTGGGGAATTCACCACCTTCGTACTTGACCAGCTCCCAAACTTGAAGGCTCAGGATATTGGCCGATTTCTGGTTTTTGCCAAACTCATTGATCGCGAAGTTAACGTTGACGATAGAACCATTACCAATCTTCTGTTTGGGGTTCCACGCCTCGCCCTTGTGATCCACAATACGAATCGGTTGGTTGGGCGAACCGTCTTGCTTCAGTTCCTTGCGCTTGAAGGTAATATAGGTTCCGTTGCCCTTGTCCTTGAGCTTCGAACCCAAACCTTCCGCCTTCAGACGCTTCTCAGTCTCTTCATCGACATACACGTCGATGGACCATTCCTTGAACTTATTCTCATAGCCCCAAACGGGTTCACCAAGTACCTTCGCCCATTTGGCCTTACCACGGATCAGCAATCATTTTCTCCTTTACTTGCTGCCTGATATTATTAGTATACTCTACTACTCTAGATTGTCAACAACTTGACAGAATTAAAATCTATTGTATAATCCTATTAATGCCCCTGGGAAATACACCTATACTTTATCAAACAGAGTAATGGTATAAGTACCATCCTCATTCTCATGCCATTTAACAAACTCCACCCCCTCAAACTCATAGACAAGTTCAAGAGGGATGGGGAGAGTCGTATGTCCACGATTACCCTCGTGAACTTGCATCACGTAGTCAGGCCCAAGTCTCATGCAACTTCCTCCGCCTCAATCCTTGCCGATCATCCAACCTTCGGTCTTAAAAATTGGTGTAGTAGATGTGGTCATCAGTGGCATTCCGCCCAATTTGCGCCGATCTTGTATTCTCCTGTGAGGGGAACGTGAAATCCAAGAACTTCTCCAGCCTGCGCGATAGCTGAGACACAGGTAGAACCAACCTCTTGTCCGTCTTTGGGGTCGACATCATGTTGTCCTTCATCGTGGATGGTACCGACAAGCAAGCTATCAAGGCCCTTACGGATGATCTCCCGCCGAGCAATGATAGCGGCAGCCTTCATTACGATAGCACCTGCACTTTGGAGTTTATAGTTGAGCGCAGCGTGTTGAGACGGACACCGTACAAATCCCCCATCAATTGAACGTAGTACTCCACCAGTATGCTTGAATTCATCCTTGATCTCAGCGACAAGAGCGGAGAGACCAGGAGTTCCTTTCTCAAGGATTGAACGAGCTTCCTTTCCATATATTTTAGCCTCAATCCCTTGAAGTTCAGGCTTGAGCGTTCTGCCCAGCTTGGGGTCTTGAGCGCCATAAAGATAAGCATAGAACCCGTTCTTAACTGTAATATCTCGCATTTCATCTGGTAGCCCGAGATTTCGAGTGTTAACAATGTGCGGGTCGCCTGTGGTGAACAGCGTAGTAGCTTCTTCATTATTGAGATACTGAGCAAACATACGCATTTCAAGGCCAGAGGCATCGTATCCAACTTGGACTCTATTCGGTCTGGCTCGCCATAGTCTTCGGCATTCAATTCCATATTTGACCTTTTTCTTGGCCTTTGGGATGTTAGCCGTGTTTGGGCTGTTGTGTGTCATCCGGCGGGTTGTTGCCCCACAGGTGATTACCCGTCCATGCATACAGCTATCATCGTAATTGACATTGTTCAGCCAGGTCTCGATCATTGTGGATCGACCCTGAAGTACTAGCCAATCCGCAATGGCCTGAACGGCAGGCTGCTTGGACAACTCAGCATAAGCGACAAGAGACTCTTCATCGACCTTCGGGAAACCCTTCTCAGTGTAACTGACAGGCTCCCATCCAAGCTCTAGTAGTCTTTCCACCCGTTGCTTAGGTGAACCAATGTTGAACTCGGACCAGTCTAGGACGCTGTACGTTCCATCATCATTGTGTCTGACCTCAGGGTACTCCGAGAGGTGTCTATTGTATGTTGCATAATCCGAACCATCTCGTTTAAATCGTCGATTATACGTTCCATACACCTCAAGTTGAGGCGGGAAGAGTTCCCGGATAGGTTGTTCAAGATCAGATTGTTCAGCACGAAGTTGACTGAAGAGAGCCTGCGCCCCAGCGATATCAAAGTACCAGCCGTTTCTTTGTTGCTCATCGAGCACCTCACGGATTTCATGTTCAATCTGGCATGAGAGTTCACTGTACCCCATGCGAGACATACGCTGCCATAGAGCTTTGGCAACCTTCTTACCTAGTCTTACGTCCTGTTGGCAGTACGTATCCATCTCCGGAGAATACCCGGACCAATCGTTAAAACTACCTTTAGGGTCTTTAAGACGTTCACCCCAAGCTTCCAGGCTATGGCCACCAGGAAGAGAGGGATCGTACAGATAAGACAGAACAAGAGTATCGACAGTGTTAGAAGTGTTCGCCAATCCGTTCGCAAGTCGTTGCGTATGGACACAATCATACGAAATGGCATTGTGACCGACAAAGTACGTGTCCGTTCCCCGGAGTTCATCGAAGAACCTCCTGATCTGTTCGTGCCCCACGAATGAGAGAACCTCGTCTCTGTCCATCCGTGAGGCACACATCATCCATAGCTTGTCTGGCCACAGCCCGTTGGCCTCTACGTCTATATAATAGTATTTGTGATACTCATTGGGCTGGGGAAGATACTTTATGCCCACACCTCCTCTGCGGCATTACCGCCAGCATTGTAGATTTTAATCTGCTCATCAGTCAGTTGATTGAGACGCCCTGTGAACTCGTTGTAGTGCAAGTACGCACTTGGGCCGGTACGACCACAGAAACGATTCTTCTCAATAGTGATCTTGGTAACATTGCGCCGCCACGGGTCTTCGGACAGCCGTTCACGATTAAGCTTCATAACAATATTGGCTAGCTGCTCGACACCAGCAGTGCCTCTAATTTGGCCCTGTCGGTTCTGGTGGATCACAGCGATCACCGCAATATTAAGCTCCATGCAGAGCGTCTTCAGCTTGGTCGAAATCTCATCCAGCTGTTTACGTTCATCCCCACTTTGATCAGACACAACGATAGAAAGGTGATCCAGGATGATATACTTGCACCCCAGATTGTGCATGTGTCTGACTTTATTGAGAATTTCTTGAATGCTGTTTGAACCAAAGTGATCGTAGATAACAAGCTTGTCGGTGTTGATGATCTCATCGAAGTACTTTCGCAGATCCTCTTGAGGAACTCCCTCACGCACATCGGGTAGATGCAACGGGAGGTTGGCCTCAATGGACATCAACCCCAGAGCTGTGTCCGAGTTTGGTTCTTCAAGATGAAGAAGACCAATACCGGCATCTGGTTTCGTCTTGCGGATGTGGTATTCAATTTCTTTAAGTACCGATGTCTTTCCAACTCCGGTCTCAGCTGTAACGACAACCAACTCCGATAGACGGATGCCGTAAGTCTGAGTATTGAGACCCTCCCATGGGTATGGAACGGTCTCATAGTTCTTTGGGGTGCTAATCTCATCCCACATTTCACGGCCAAGTTTAAGGCCGCTAGGTGTGAACGATGGCGCTGCCCACCACTCACGGTTAAAGGCCTCCCGGAGACCAGCCTTAAGATAGTCGTTCGGGTCTTTACCTTCTGCGAGAGTAAGAATTTTAACCTTGCCGATAGGGAACATTCCCGCCACAGCAATTGCTGCTTCTTGACCAGGGTATCGAATTTGGCCAGTGCGTTCATTGACCTTAGCCTCGTCCTTGTCAAAGACAATTACGATGTTTGGGAAGCTGTTAAGGTACTCGAAATTGTCAGCAACATCTTTAGCAGCTCCATCAGCTCCATTCCGGACAGAAACGACGGGCCACCGACTTCCCATGAGTTCAAATGCCGCCGGAGCGTCATATTCTCCTTCAACCAAGGTGATAAACTTTGCCGAGCCGGCCGGGAATAGCTGGCTTCCAAAGAGACCAGAGTGTTTGATATCTCCCTCGACAGAAAATTCCTTGTCCGGGTACCGAACTTTATTCGCGAGGTGTTTGTTGTCATTGAAATACGGGAAATAAGTGATCCCGCCTTCTCGCCAGATACCATACTTCTCAGCACTTGCCCGGCTAATCTTTCGGTCTTCAAGTGCAACGAAGTTCTTCTTAAGCTCAGTCAGCTCCGCTGGCAGTTTCTTGCCCTCCTTGAATGTCGTTAGACCACATGAAAAGCAGTGCGTGTGGCCATCGTCATACAAGGAGTTGGCGTCTGAACTACCGCATCCGTCGCAGCTTAAGTGCCGTATGAATTTCGATTGGCTCGAAATTGGTGTGCTCCAGGCTCACGCATACATACCTTTCATCGTTTTTCACCTTGTTGTAATGGAGGTGCCCATGAATGTTAGTACCATAACGGTCCAAACCATCAGCATAAATTGGGATGTGAGACAGGATGACCTTATGGCCATCGTGGTCTTTCTGGACGACGTACGCCCGGATGTCATCGAAGTACTTTAGGTAGTCTTTGATCTTGAAAATATCGTGGTTACCTTTGACGAGAACCAGTCGACCGTTGAGGCGACTAACAAGATGAAGATTTCTACGTTGAATACAAACATCACCAAGAAGATAGACACGATCATCAGGGGCAACCCGTGCGTTGTGTCTTGCAATAATTGTTTCATCATGCTCCTCGATGGTATTGAAGGGACGCAGTGGTGAGCCATCGTCCCTTTTGAAAGTCAGAATGTTTGCATGACCAAAGTGATGGTCAGCGGCTACCCAGGTCCTGTGAGACATGGTTCAGGATTTCCTCCAGGATGGTGTACATATCTCTGATCTCCTCCAAGTTGGGTAACTTCTCCCCACACTGAATTGCCACCTTGATGCCGTTACGCACGATCATGACAGATGGATCGAAGTTGATCAGCTCGCTTCTTGTTCATAGACCTCCATTGCCTTCTGACCCCTTTCAGTCGGCCTACCAAATTCACCAAGCCCAGCACCACGACAGAACTCCATTACGACCGCGTAGGACCCTGCTCCTGCGCGGCGAGAGCGGCGTGGTATGTCTCGGTCATGGTTCTCGTGCCTCCGCCCGCGAGGGGCTTTTGTCTGTCTAACTGGCGTCGGCGGCCATAGCCGCTTCGTCTTCGTCCGTGTCGCGGCAGGCAAGCTCGCCGCGCAGGTCGTCCAGCTCATCCAGGGCCGCTTTGAGGTCGGCCACGCGGACGCTTGTCCAGATGCGGTCAGCGGTGACGGCGTTCTGGAGCATGTCGCGCAATCGCTTCTCGCTCATTTCAACCTCCAGTGTGGTGGAACCCAACTCTGTCCTACTCGCCGTCATTGCCTCGATCCAGCGCTCTGCAGCGACCGCGACCTCTGCGGCGACCGCACCCCAGGTAGACCACATCTCCTCGTCACCCGTTAGGTATCCGTACTCAAAGTGGTTAATCTTCATTGAACCTCTCATTGTACTTGTTGATCTTGAACTTGGCACGCTCAGTGATGCGACTGACGAAGTGCTCGGACGCATTGGCAATGACGAATGTAGTGGATGCAAGAACGTCTCCGAACTCCTCCACCAATTTCTCGTACAGTTCATTGCCGTCCTCATCCATCTCAAATTCATCAATGAGATTGATAATCTTAAAGAGAACTTGGGCCAACTCCGTGCCCTCCTCCCCGGACTTCATCAATCCGAAGAGAAGCTTCTGATCACTCATCAGTCATGGTCCTTTGCTTTGATGTCGTTGTAGGTTGAGAACAGAAATCCATCATAATAATTAACCAGAACAAGACGGGATGACATGCCAACAGGATGTTCGAACTCTTTACACTCGTCCGGGGCGTAAGGTTCATCGTCTACCATCACATACTTGTCGACTTCGGGATGACGCGAGAGCCACTCAGCAACACGACTGTAACGCCAGTCGATGTGCTCATTGCACCAGGCATCCTGATGGAAATGCTGTCGCTCAATTCCCTGGTCAATACAGTGCTGATGAGTTTTCTCACCGCCCTCGATCCTGACCCAGGAACTGTGCAACACGATCTCCCATCCGTGTTCGTCGCACAGGTGGTTGAGGAGGCTCACGGCAACTGGATCGAAAAGAGTCATGATCGGCGTCTGCTTTGGCATCACAAGACACCGATACGGAATCATTGGCCCGTCGATGTCGAGAAACAAAATCTTCTGACTCTTTGAAGTCATAGCTCTTTATCATCTCCGCTATTGAAGCTCTTGCCTCGTCAATGGTGTTGAGCAGCATTAAGCAGGCCGGCCTGTCTTGCCGCCGCAAAAACAATTGGGCAGTGTCCTTCAAGTTGTTCCTGGATTGCCTGAGCAATAATTCGGTGCTCATACTGTGTCTCCGGGCCAGTACGGATGGCCAGATAGTGCAACCAATCCCTAATGGTACCGTTCATGTACATCCGTGTCTGGGTCAGGCCCTCAGGGAGTAGTTTGCGAGCCAGCTCCTTGGCGATTCCAAGCTTGAGACACGTCTGATAACCCATCCAACAGAAGTCCCAGACGGTGTTCTGCCAATGTGCCCAATTCTGACTGATCTCTTCATCATGGGTGATGATGGAGTTCTGTCGGTTCTTGGTGTCTTGTAGACGTGCATCACTGAACAGCGGCTCCTCGGGGACCACGCTGTAACGCTGACTGAACTCTTGGAAATGGAAACTTCGATGTCGGAGAATTTGGCGTGCGATGTCCCTTGTGGTGACGATCTCAACGCACGCATTCGCCATTTCAAATGGGGACCAGTGCTTGTGACTGATCAGATAGGCGATGAGCTTTTCAACAGGATCGTCAGGGTTGGCTTTGGGGTTGGACACCCGAGCCATGTAACCAATACGTTGATCCGCCTCGGGCGTGATCCATTGCAGCTTAGCAGCCAGTATCGTAGAACTCCTCTTCTTCCAGTTCGCTTTCTTCTTCTTTATCCTGGTCGTATGAAAGGATAGTGTCTGTGATAATGGCTTGGCATTCTCGACAGTCAGTATTGATATGATTGACCGTCTCATCTTCCTTGTCGCAGATCGCGCAGCGCATTAGCAGAAGCCTCCACAGAATTCGAAGTTGCTGTCGTCCTCCCATGGAGGATCGTCGTCTTGTGGATGATCTTCTTCCTCGTCAATCACCCGCCTGATCCAATCTAATACCCACGCCCTTTGTTTCGGCGTCAAAGTACGAGCAAGATTAGTGCAGCGAGTTTTGATCTGCGGAAGATGTTCCTCCGGGTTCTCAAAGGAGGAGACGATACGATTAACACGACGGGTAAGATCAGTAACAATGTCATCAGCAAGATCAGAGAAGTCAACATGACCCGGATTGATTGTCCGTTCATAAATGACCCACTCGTTCTTCTTGCGGGCGAAGTATTGAAAGCCAAACCGATTGACCAAGGCGTATTCAAGACGGAGTGGAATGTCCGCCTTGAACTTGATCCTACGCTTCAAAGTTTCGGAAGGCATTGGCATAGCTTTCAATTGTTTGACCTTCAAGCCCGGGGGCGGTGTTGATTTCCAAGACATAATATGTGCCCGCCTTATCACGGATGATGTCCACTGCGCCAAAGTCGAGCCCTATTGCGCCGGTGGCGGCGATTGCCAGAGCGTCACGATCAGGATCAGGATTGATATTATTACGAGCAAAGATAAATCCATTTTCGTGAGACCTCACCTTCCATGAAGTGGGCTCCTTGTTCGGGTCCCTGATCTTCTGTTGTGTGTCGATTACTTTCCCACCAACAACGTGGACACGATACTCCTTCTCTTTGAACACGTACTTTGTGTAGAGTGGAGCGGGTGGGACTTCTTGTTTCTTATCTACAATTATAATACCTTGACCAGAGTGACCTGTCAACTTGGTACGTGCAAAGACAACAAATTCATTGTCTGCCCAAGACTGAGCAACCTTCGGATCATCAGTCCAGTCAACTGTCTTTACGTGTATACCGTTATAAGGATTTTGAGACTCAGGCCCAAATAAAAACTGGAAGAATGAAAGTTTATTTGTAACAATACCAACTGCATTCGGTGCATTGAGGATTTTAACGTTGTTAACGTTCTTAAAACCATAAGGTTGGCTCGATCCCCAATTGATCACCAAGTCGGTGGTCTTGATCTTCCCACCTTTGCGAGCCCGTACGAAGCCGGGTTGTTTAGCCAACTCAGCCGCCCCATCGCTGGGGCGACCATTAGTTGCGATCCAGATGGTCACTGCTCAACTTCCACCGGAAGATCAGCCCAATTCAGGGCCCAATGCTGACCACCAGCTTGGATGAAGTTCAGCAGACCATTGCCGGGAGCATTACCAACTGGGGCTTGAGCCTCGATGTCCATAGCAACAGGGGCCATCCCGACTACCTTCTGATACGCTTTCTTCTTACGCTCATAATATTCAGCATCATCCTTCTTCTTGTCCCGTGTAGCCCATTTGGACGCGAAGGCAAGGTCCTGGGCGAGGCGCATCCCCTCACGGAGCATCCCCTCGAAACCCGCCACCTTGGCGTACTTGGATGCACAGTGACCGAGGACAAAGTAAAGGAACTCCTTCTCGGACATACGAGAGAAGTAACGGATGATGTCCTGGGGATCGTCGAACTGTCTAGATGCCGCCTTGAGAGTGGCCAGCGTTTCCACCCAATGTTCGACCCGCTTGAAGTCTGTGGTGCATTCGAGCGACCGGAACTCCAGCGTACCGTACTTCATCAACGACACAAAGTTCACGGAGCTGTAGCGATGGTTCGCGTTCAGCCCGTACAGATTGCCATGATGCATGATGGAGTTGATCATCTCGGCGATCTGCCCTTGAGCGTCCTTCGCCCTCAGACAGAAGTTGTTCCCGATCCGATGTTCCCCATTCTGGGACACGAACAGCTCATCGAAGATGATGGCCAGAGTAATGAAATTGTAGATATGACGAAGAGTGTCAGCAGCACAATTGACGTGGACGTGGATCGAAGTCCGATAGCTGGGAAACACTTCCACACCCTCCCCGTTCAAGTGATCGAACAAGATTTTGATGGCGGTGTACGTGTCTTCCAACTTCAGCGGACGACGCAGCACGTATTCGATGGCTTCTTCCCCCGGCTGCTTGATACGAAGGGAACCATCATTGTGGATGTCCCAGAGCGCAACAATGTCACGCTTCTGGGTCTTGAGTTTCTTACCTTCCAGCTCAATCTCGAACCCGAACATATCGGGAAAGACAACACAATCCTGATGGTGAACTTGGATGTCCTCGAACAGCTTTCGATCGAGGTGCATCGGATGAGAGTACATCTTAGGCCACCGCCTCCTTGAGTGCCTCGATTAGATGTTGGTACTCATCCATCAGCTCGAAGTCTTTCTTAAAACAGCCGATGGCTTTACCCTTGTACTCCAGGATCATGTCCTTATGGATGTGATCCCAACATGCGGCGAAGTCCTTATGGAAGGCCAACACTTCCGCGTTGCGATCCTTGAGAGGTTTCTCAATTTCCTCGAACTTCGGATAAACATTCTCAAGCATATCAATGATAGGCTTGTTCATTCCGAATTCGACGCGGTGAAGGAATTCCTCCTTGGAGGCGAACGGCCGCACTTGCTCTGCCTTCAGACCTTGACGGTACTGCTTCAGTGGTATCCTGTACCACCAAGCGGCGGAGTGACCATGGTTGGAATAGCCAAGATTATAACGCATGAAATTCAAACCCTCATCGTTGAGGAACGCGGTCTTGTAGTTCCGAGCATTCGGTGTCGCCAGTTTTAGGGCGTACTTACCCATCTCAACTTCCATCGCGTCCTTAACCAGGTGGACCTTGCCATCGTAATAAATATAAGTCCCGAGGAGCTTGGAACGAACGTCTTCCAGATTATCGTACTGGAGCATTGTCAGGCGGGCACCTTCTTCAAACCGAGGTCCAGTGTCGGCCACTTGGCCTGCCAGTCCACGATGTTGTTGTCGATGATGTGTTGGGCAAGGTCCTCGTAACGATCCTCCGCCCAGAAGTTATCGAGAGCGTCTTTCATGCCGACCTGGATGGAGTAGTAGACCCAGCGCATCAGCGCCTCGGAGTCAAGCCACCGATTGGACATGACACGATACTCCATACCGTATGGCTTAGGTCTGAAAGCTCCCGCCTTGCCGTATAGGAGGCGGCGGGTGGGGTCCTTGTCCCAAAGCAAGGAATGAATACCAAGATAATAATCCATTTGACGGGCGATCTTGGCACAATAGACATAATGTTCCTTGTCATTCACGTCCTGCCCCTCGGTCCAGCCAATGTGGACGTGACCGGATGCGGTACGCATGGGCTTGTTGCCCGGATCAGGGCTGGGGTTCTGATCCAACGTCCAGCCGTTGAAGTCCGGATCGCAACCCAGGGTCTGGGCGGTTGCAGGAACCTCCCAGGTGAAATACGCCTCGTCGTAGAGGGCCACCGGCTCGGCCACCACGTTGAACCCGGGGACGTAACTTTCGAGGGTCTTGCGAACCTCCTTGATACGATAGACGAACTGATCAACCGTTTCGGCCGGATCAATGTTGAATTCGAGAGCCGTTCCGTCCACTTGGATTGCGCCGAAGGGCACCTTGAACGGCTCATACTTGGTGCCCGGAACCCGGTCATGCGCCGAGACGAACTCGCCGTTGTTGGGGTTCCGCATGAACAGCTCGGGGTCAGCCCCCACGAGGATTTTGGTCGTCACTATCATCCCTTTCTTGCTTCGTAAAGCAACGCTTGTGTTGTTAGATGATGTTCTTGCAGAGTTCGAAGACTTCCTCGTCGTTATAACATTCCTCACAAAGGAAAGAGCCGCCGCTTTCCACCGTCTTAATAGGTGCGATGAATTCACCCCACATTATGTTGTTGTTACCACAAAAGACACAACCATCAGCAGTTATACGATTGAATTCTTTCTTGTTGATGATCTTGCCGTTGTGGTCTTTATACGGCGGACGGAACCGCCGGGTGTCAACCCGACGATCAAATGCCGATGTAGTCGCCGTACTCCGCTTCCCACCATGCTGCGTAGTCGTCGTTCTTCGGTCGAAAGGGAGAACGTTATCGCCGCTTGCGCCCCCGCGATTTCCGTGCCCACCATGGTAAGGTGACCAGTTCCCCCCGTAATAATGAACCACGGGGGGCGGCGGAGGAGGGCCTTTCATCTCCTCCTTCCTCGGTTGGCCGAACTTCTTGGAGATGCTGTCGGGGATTTCCCATTCGAAATGGTGGTCCACTTCGAGTTGATAGAACTCCCCATTCTCTAGTTCGACCTTGGATCGCTTGAGGACAAAGTCAAGGATGCCCGCCTCGGACCCCCAGATAAGGGTGCAACGGTCCTTCGAGTAAGCGTACCACAGCGGACGCTTCTCGTTTCGCAGCAGGTTGATGGTGTTCTTCGTGGCGTCGTACCACGTAAGAGCCCACGCCCCACGGAGCTTGTCGATGGTGTCCTTCAGACCGTTCTGGTTGATGTTGGAGAAGATCGCAGCGCTGTCGGTTCCGAGGTGCTCGTTGCCGTACAGCTCCTTGATCGAAGCCCGCTCCAACGTACCATTGTGAGCACCCACGACCTTCGGGAATGCGAAGGGATGGGCGTTCTCGATGGTGTGCTCACCGATAGTTGCATATCGGTTGTGGCCGATGATGCACTTCACAGGTGGGTTGATGGACTGTTTGTACTCGGGGTCCATAATCAGATTATGGGGACCACCCGGTTGCTTTACCAAGCCCACCTCGTTCTGGTAGCGTTTGACCGCTGCCATTCCAGTTGAATGGGCGCCGCGAAGACTGTCAACAATGAGTAGATCAGTAAAAGTGTCCTTCCAGTGGCTGGATGTGTCTCCAGCGATACCGACTAGTCCGCACATTTAATTTCGCCGTTCTCCACGAGAAATCCATAGGCGATTGCCCAGGCACGATCACCATGGGCAACCCATTGGCTGAGCAACGTGCCACCGTCCCGGACTTGGACAGAGCCCCACTCAGATTTGACTAGATCAGCTTTCGGTCGAACTCGCCTTACGGCTTCCCGACAATAGTTCACGCAGCCGCCTTGTAGCAGCCTAGGAGCAGCTCCACGGACCAGTCGGCGAACTCGCTGCCCGGCATGTATTCCGGGTGCCCTTGGATGCACAGCGAGCGCGACTCCGGGTACCACACCGTCTCGATGTCATGGTTGGTGTCGTGGATGTCGTTAAGCGTGTCTTTCTCGGAGAACTTGTTCTTGGACTCCGAGGCCACCGCAATGACTGTTCCCTTATTGAGGTTGGGCCGCATCATCTGGTGGTGCGTGGACGAGATGAAGATGTTCTTCCCCGTTCTGAGGTCGAGCATCTTGTGGTACTTGCCGTGGTTGTCCACATGTTGCCATAGCGTACCGCCGTTGAGACAGTTGAGAAGCTGAGCACCACGACAGATGCCAAGGAAGAACTTGTCCCCAACATAGGTGTTGAAGATGTCGATCTCCTCGTCATCTCGCCTGGAGCGGAACGCGGGGATGCCACGGAAGGCTGGTGCCTCGCCGTAGATTTCCGTCCCGATGTCCGCACCGCCGTTGAAAACGATGATGTCCGCCAGATCGGGGTTTCGCACCTCCGACATCTGGTGAAGACGAAGAAGGTAGCTCATCGAGTCCTGGCCACCCCAATCTCCGATGGAGTAGAATTTCAGTCGTTGCATGTCTTCCCCTTAGAAGTCATCGTCAATGTCATCATCCCAGTCGGGATCATCATCGTCATCAACATCATCATCGTCAGCAAGATCAACAAGAAGATCATCTTCTTCATCGTCTGGCACAGCTTGGGCAAAGCTATCGACCATATGTTGGATGGTTGATTTCTCCCCAACCTTGGTGAACCCAAAGAAATCGGACAATTCCTTGACCGTTTTACCGATCAGGGCCTGACCTTCCGTCTGTTTAATTGACCCCCAAATCTTATTGGTGGGGCGACAAGAACGAGGGTTCTTTTTATAGTTCTCGGAGAACTGCTTGACCAGCGGCTCCCCGAATAGGATAGGCTTCCACGCGGACGTGGGGTCGATCCAAAAGTGTCCAGACGGACAATGGATTTGATGTAGCTTCCACCCCCAAGGATCACCCTCAGGTAGCTTCAGGCCGTCAACATCGTAGACGTTTCCACCATACGAGATACGACAGGCGATCAACCATGCTAACGTCTCATCAACGCCAGCGGCGGAGAGCTTATCCCAAAAAGGCAACATGTACGGATATTCAACGGGAACCCGAGTTGCAATGCAAAAGTTGTAAATGACGTTCGAGGGCCAAGTGTCTAGCTTGGTGCAACGAACATAATACTTCTGCTCACCATCAACCTCGATGCTTTCGAGACTAATGCGATCGCGGAACGCTCGGAACGGTCCGTCGATAAGGAAAGTGATATAAGACAGATCGAGTGGTTCAGACATCGGAATACTGGTAATTATTTGATCGTAACAACCAGGTTTGTGATACTGCATCTGTGCGTGACAAATAGCAGTCCAATGATGTTCAGCCTTTGCCAGATCGTCGGTGAAGACGAACCAACTACACGGACTGGCTTTTGAAAGTTGAGGATACGTTTTAACGAGCTGCTCAGTTAGTTCGCGCTCGCGTGGGATCATTTAGGCGTTGACGACCTTTCCCTCGTTGATGGGGTCGGAGACGAAGCTGTTGCTCTCGTCGCGGATGAAGAAGCCCTGGGGCCCACCCCGCGGCTTGGCGGTGCCTAGACGAACGAAGCCGGCCTTGGCGATCACGTCCATGATCTTCTTGGAGCCCATCTGAGCGCTGTTGAGCGTCAAGAAGGTTAGTTTGGGCTTCATGGTCTCGTAGGAGAAGACCTGATGGTCAGGGATGGACGTGTTGAGAACGCCGTTGATCTGTTCGAGAAGGTCCTCCTCGGACAGCATATGGACGTTCTTGAAGCCGGAGATAATGCGAGCACCACAGCACAGCGGCCACAGTTGGGTGCGCATCTCATCGGGGTAATGCCCCGGGTAGGACGGACCGAACTTGGCGGGGACCTCAGCTTTAGCCATGACGATGTTCCTTTTGCTATCGTCGTGTTGACGTGGTTCTCCTCGTGCGTGTGAAAGACAACAAATAATTAAAGGGAAAAGATTGCCTCGCGATCAGTTATCGCTGGAGGTCTTGTTGCCGGCTTCAGCCTCGTTCTTCGAGATTTGCTTGTCGAGCCAGCTTTCGAGGGCCTTCTCGGCCTTACCGACGACTGGTGCCTTGATGACCTGTTCGCCGAGTTGGGACGCTGCGATGGCGTACATGGTATCCTTGGACGGACACAAAGCTGCCAGTAGAAGACATAGAAAGACTAAGAAAGCCAATACACCAACATTCTTAGGCTTTTTGGCGTCCCTGTCCTCTTTGGACGAGTAACGATTATCGCACTCAGCCCAATAAGGTATCCATCGCATTATGCTGAAAACCAGCAGCGCAAGTCCAGCGAAGATGAACAGAGGTCCCAGGTTCTCCAAGACGTTGGCTGTGTAGATCAGCCAGGAAAGATAGTTCATGGGAATTGTATCCTTTGACAGCGAATGTCTCAGCGGTATCAAAGGAAAAGTTGAGGGGGAGAATGCTCTCAAACCCCTCAAAGGGAAGATAGTTATAGGTATATTACCGGGGGCATAAAAAGGATTATACCCCGAAAATCAGACCTGTCAAGAGGTCCAACACCAAATGGCCCAAATGATCAGGCCCCACAGACCGAAAGACAAGCCACCAGATAGAAATACGGCTTGAATACCGTTAAACTTCTGGTCGTTCACTTAATCCTCCAGACTAACAACAGGCGGTCCACCCGCACCGTCCTGTAACGTCTGATACCGTCGTGATTGATCTTGTACAACTCTTGTCGGAGTTGCTTCATCTCTTTCTCGGACAATTCGAATTCAACCCCAAGGCTGAGCGGAATTGACGCGATTTCTCGCTCGTTAGGCAGACGTGTGAAGTGGTGCGGGTTTCTGGCCAGCATGTTTATCCCTAAAACTTGGCTAAAACGAGGGAGTAGGACAGTTTAATGACTTATCCCAGGTCAAGCGCGCATTCTACGCGGCGACAGCGTTGGCCGTCTCGCCGGCGAACTTCTGCGCCAGCGCCTTCTTGGCGTTTTCGAGGTACTCATCAACCTCGGCGTCATTGGCGACCATGGTTTCGACCGTATGGCCGTTATGCATGGCCCACCAGTGGTGGTTTTGGAGCCAGTTGCGGGTGCCGTAGTGGTACATGTCGACCACCCTCGTTCCGATCTGCTTTCCGTCCTGGTTGTACGTGTTGACCGTGACGAAGAGATTGCGGTTTTGCGGGGCGGCGGCACATTGAGCGGCGTCCTGCGACTGGACTTGCGTGAGCATGATACCCATTCCTTGATGCGAGAGTGTTGAGTTTCCGCCCGTCAACATAAGTGACGGTTAAAAAAGATACCCAAACGTAAATCTCAGCAAGTCCAAGGTAGCGTGGGTTATAAAGTAGTTCGTAATGCCCCCCACTTACTACTACTTAGGGCCTGCGGGCAGTCAGCTCCCTGATGACTTCTTCCTCGTTATTCCATTTGGCGTAAGGGTAAATACCCTTCACCATTTGGTTCAAGTACTTGCCCACACTTTCTGCGTGAACTAGATCGACATAGACATCCATGCCGACATCCTCATACGAGTAGAGGCCGCCATTGTGAAACCGTACCACCATCAGTTTCGTCGGTTCATCATAGGCGACTGCCCGGACATTGGAACTATCCACCTCCGTCCAGGCAAGTTTAGGTTGGGCCATTAACAGCGCCTTCCACAGTTTAGGGAGTAGGGCAGTTTATTTTCAGGACATGCCCCAGGTCACTGGCACTGATAAGCCAAAGTGGCGCGAACCCATTCGCCGCGCAAAATACGCTGCACAGTGCGGTTTGAACACGGATCACCTCAGTGTTCACCTAAGTATTCACGCTGAATACTTGAATGAATACTGATTTAACCCCGTTCAATCCTTAAACGATTGAGCAGCCTCCTTCACAGCCCCAAGCAGCCAGCCAAGCTGTTCAGGGTCGTCAACGACAATGATAATCTCATTACCGTCCTTATCCTCAAACTTTACCCACCTCGAACTATTCGTTCGATGGAAAGACACAAGGGTTGTGTGCTGCATTGTTGAGGTGACAGACATCAGTGATGACTCGCCCTCTTTTCGCAGATGGCCCAAATCTTTTCAGCCGTCTCATCATCCACCCGTAGCAGAAAGCCAACGGGATCGGACCTGAACGCACCCCAACGTGGGTCGTTACGTTCCAGACAACCAGCCTGGATTAGGTCAAAGAAATCAAGACAATGAAGTGTCCTGACTCTATTGAGGAATAGGTGGAGATCCATGTAATACGTTCCCATTGATGGGGGAGAGTGCATGGCCACCCCGTCGTCGGGCATTCACCATCCTGGGCCGCCTCATTTAGGGGGGCAGAAGCGGGTGGGGTACGCGGATGGTTATCCATGCACTCACCGCAATCAACGTGGATGCAGTGTGATCCAGACGGCCAGTAATACGACCATGATAAAGACTAATGACTCAAGTGAGTTGAGTAACTGTTTCCGTCTCACTTGATGCTCACAATCACATTGGCGACCTTGTGGAGGTAATGAGCGGCCTCATTGACCTCATAACCAGCCCACAACAGGGCGGCGAGCATCAAGTATCGCATTGTTGATCGTTCCCCTTTTTATGGGTTGATGTTATGCGACCCAACAATTGAGTACCGTTGTCAAACGCAACGGAAAGGAAATCAGCCATGTGTGTGGCCGCCTCCTCAATGGTTTCCAGACGCTTGCCTGACATTTGCCAGTCATTACGTCCTGGCCATTGTATTTCAAATGTGTATGCCAAGACAAAACCCCCATTGATGGGACGAAGACAACCAAATGTCTTGGTGCAATCAATGTTAATTGCGTGGGTGGTCAGGGGTTGGGGACTACTAACCACCCACGCAATCGTTAGCAGATGTTAGGCGGTCTTTAGGACCTGCTCGGCCATCTCGGCCTTGCGGATGGTTTCTTGTGCCATCCTGACCTCGCGGGTGCTGTCCGCGGGGATTTCGGTCTTCATCTCAGCAATCTTGTCGAAGAACGACACGATCTTGTCCGCCCCAACACCGTCATAGAACGGCTTGGTCGGATCGATCGGCTTGCCGTCCTTGGTGTTCTCAATCGCTCGACGGAATTCGCGCTCTGCGGCGTTGATCTTGCCGAGCCACGACTCCTGATAGAGCGGCCGGACGATCTCCCGCGCTTCGCGGAGACCCCAGAACGGCGATTGCCGAGCCTTCTCGATGTCGAAAGCCCGTTCCTTGCCATCCTTGTCCTTGCCGGACATGTTGATGGTATCGCCGCTCAGCTCCATCGGGCTGAACATGCGCATCCAGACGATCAGGCCTTGACGACGATAGCCCGACTTCGCATCGATGATGTCCACCAGAAGGCGACGCATCAGGGACGTGTCACGGTGCTTCTCGCAGTGCATGAGGCACTGAACCGCGTTGGAATGGATTTGAGCGTCCAGCTTCGTCAGATTGCGACGAATGCTGTCCTGATCTTTCTTGATCTCGTCTGGAGACAGAAGAACCACTTGCTCAAGCTTGACAACAGACATGTTAGTTCCCTTTCACAGGTTCCAGCTTGCAACAGTTAGCGTTGCGCGAAGGGGATGCAATCTCAGGGGTTAAGAACTCAATTCGCGGGGATTAGCTAGTGGACGCATCCACGTCCGTTCACCCTCCTTTTCTGGAAACTTGGTGTCCATAAACCTCTCTGCGAGGGTTTGAGACACAAACGGCCCAAAGTATTCGGTCGGCTCTTTCGGGCCACGTTTATGAGCCACCACGTAACGGGTTGGGGTTAGCATTTGACCGCCATAATTATGGCCACGATCAGGGACGCCAGAGACATGCTCAACAGCGCCCAATTGGGGATGCGAAGGATCAAAGACATGATAAAACTTTCCTTCTTTATGCATCCCCTTGACGCAACGCTAACGGTTGCGTGTGTGACTATCGGCGACCTTTTCTTCCGACTGCTACAGCAGCGTTAGCCACACGGTTTTGTGGATCTATGCTTCCGCCTATACATGGTTGTCATCACACGTTGACGCATGTTGAGGTTCGCTACACCTCGACACTATCTCATGTGACCATGACAGACGGCCCAGCACAGCAGGTTTCACCGTTGCTCACGGATTACGTTATGCTGGGTCAATCCCAATGGACACACTTCCTCACTTGAGGCTGTGTCACTCACCAAGGCTCCACTAATGACGCTGCTATAGAAGATCCGCATTGCTAGACCCGTCACCATATCACTATGGCGCAGACACCTAGACGAGCTTCACCCCGTCAGCGTCACCAAGGATGCGTATGCCCTTGGCCGTAGGCCCGCAGGCCCCTGTTTACATATGTGTTACTGAACTTGCAGAGGTACCCTAGCACAAGGCTAAGACACCCTGCAAGCCCCCTTGTCAGTCTTCCCCATCGCCCGTGTCAGTGGGCAGGGACTGAGCCCCTAGAGGCGCAGCTTTGCCGCCCGCGAAACGAGCCCGCGCAATCTGACTTGGCGTCAAATCGAACGTCTGAGGTAGCGGCTTGCCCTTGGGCGCACGCACACGCTTCCCGCGGCCTTCCCAGTTGAGAGGCTTAGGTGAGTATGCACGCGCCACCGCAGGCACGACCTGAGCGGCAATGTGGGTCTTATGCGACGAGCGCACTTTCCCAGTGTCGGCTTGCGTTGTAGGGTTGAGCATCTTCGCAAACTCTTGACGAGCACGCAGAAGCGCAAGTTCCCTACGCCGCTTGCCGTTGAGACGAGCCATATGGCCGCCCTCCTGCAAGGGGTTGCCTCGCGTGTGTGCCCCGAGGGGGCGTCGCGAGGGCCGGGCCCGGAGGCCGCTGACAAGGACACAATAGCACACCCCCTCCCTGGGTATACCACCCTATGGTTGTATTTCGATCACGAACGCGTGATGTGTTGCCATGATGTTCACGGTTACGATATATCTTGGTGCAACCCCCGGTAGGCCACCCGTTCCGGTTGAGGGGATACCCCCGGGGGGGTACCATAGGTTGCATTGGCCGTAGAGCGTGGTTTAGGTCACCTACTCCGTTACATAAAAAATCAGTATTTTGGCGGGATGTATTACATGCGAATGTAACATTTCCCTGTTGACAAATACTTTTTTCGGGGGATGATCAAGTATAGATGTTCTTTTTACTTGACATCAATTTTAGAAAATTGTATAATAATACTGTAAGGACAAGGAGAAGTTTGCTCTTAAAATGAAGACAGAAGTAAACGATCATATTTGATGTAATCAGATAATATGATCATCAATTGATGATAACATATAATAAAATACTTAGAGGTAACATACCCCTTCGGGGTTTTGGTGATTAGTGTATTTGTAAACAAATGGCTTGACTTTGGTGGGGGAATTCAGTATAATGTAACTATAGGGACACTAATTCCCTTGTTTTGTTGTCTTAATCAATACCTCCCCAGGAAGGGGGGTAAGCCGAGGTATCGAGGAGCGAAGCGACGAGTGGCATACCTAAAAGGGGACGAGAAGAGCCAAGGGACCAAGGGTCGTAAACTCACCCCCAAGATGATCAGCTTTATTGATGCTTACTTCGGTGAGGCCAATTTCAACGCAACCAAGGCGTACGACCTATCAGCGTACAATAGTACCACCACCTCAAAGGCCACCCGAGACAAGAGCGTCTCCGAGCTGTTGGCCCACCCGCTGGTCCGTCAAGAAATCGAACGACGGCAAATGAAGCGACAAGAACAGTCCGAAATCAAAGCCGAGTATCTGATCAACAAATTGATGCAGATCATCTCGGACGACACAAACGAAAAGACCTCTGACCGCTTACGTGCCATCGAACTGGCTGGTAAAGCGATCGCCCTCTGGAAAGAACGCCAGGAAATCACAGGTGCCGATGGGGCCGCCATCCAGCACGAGCAACACGTAAAGGAAAGCGTTGCCGACTTCACCAGCAGAATTTCTAGCCTCGCTAAGCGCAGCGGAGCGGACAACGTTGTTGAGTTCCCTGAGCGAGGAGGAGCAAGCTGAACTCAGATGGTATTGGGCCTTCTGGGCCAGAGAGAACCAACGAGCCCCGCCCGGAGACTGGAACACTTGGCTCGTGCTTGCGGGTCGGGGATTTGGTAAAACTCGGATGGGGTCCGAATGGATCAGAGAGAACGTATGTGGTAGCACACCACTCAGTTCTGGACCTGCGAGATGGGGTCGTATCGCCCTTGTGGCCGAGACAGCCGCAGACGCCAGAGACGTTATGGTCCTTGGTGACTCAGGGATACTCGCCTGCCACCCCAAGGACTTCCGACCCGACTGGTCACCAACCAACCGATGCTTGACGTGGCCCAACGGAGCTAAGGCTTGGGTCTACAACGCCACGGAACCGGATCAGCTTCGAGGTCCCCAGCATCACGCAGCCTGGGTCGACGAGCTTGCCAAATTCCGTTACATGCAAGAGACCTGGGATCAGCTGCAATTCGGTCTTCGTCTAGGGGAACACCCCCGCGCCCTGGTGACCACCACCCCCCGGCCCCTACCGCTTATCAAAAAGCTTATGGCCGATACGGACACGGTTGTTACCCGGGGTGCGACGCTGGACAACTCGGCCAATCTGGCTGCGAATACTGTCAAGCAACTCTACGAGAGGTATGGGGGTACCAGACTTGGTCGCCAAGAGCTTGAAGGGGAAATCCTCACCGACATCCCCGGAGCCCTCTGGAACCGCGACACAATTGATGAGTGTCGAACCTTCGAAGTCCCTGAGAATTTGGAACGAGTACTGGTTGCCGTCGATCCTGCTGTCAGCAATACCGAGGGATCAGACGAACACGGAATTGTTGTTGTCGGTCTAGCCCGCGACAAAGACGGTTACGCCAGGGGATACGTTCTAGAGGATGGATCTCTTCGCGGTAACCCCGAGGATTGGGCCAGAAAGGCTGTTAATCTTTTCAGGTCTTGGGAAGCTGACAAGATTGTTGCGGAGAAGAACCAAGGTGGCCAGATGGTTGAAAGTACTATCAAGGCCGTTGATCGTTCTGTCCCTGTTAAACTGGTTCATGCGTCCCGCGGGAAGTACGTCCGAGCGGAACCCATCAGCGCCCTCTACGAACAGAAACGAGTTCACCATGTTGGGCGTTTCGATCAGCTCGAAGACCAGATGTGCCTTTTCTCTGTCGATAATATCCGGTCTATATCTAATGGGTCTCCTGATCGTGTTGACGCTCTTGTTTGGGGTCTGACCGAAATCTTCGACAAGATTACTGGTCGTCGGATTATCACTGATAATACGTCGGCCCACAAAGATGAAGAGTCCTACGTGATCCAAGAGTGGGTCACCAACACACCGAATGGATGGATGGCGTGATCCGCGCCCCTGTAAGGAACACATATTAATGGCAGAACGAGACGAGAGGGTCAGTGAGGAGAAGCAAAATCTCCGTCGCCCCGACCTGATCGACGCAGAGCCCGTAAAGAAGGATTACATCCCCGAGGGCTTCGAAAGCCAAGAGTCCTTCATCAGGGACATGCGGTTCCAGTATCAGGCGGATGTGGACTTCGACCGGGTTAACCGGTACGAGGCCATTGACGACCTGCGATTTGCCGCTGGCGAGCAATGGGACCCCGTTGTGCTCCAACAGCGCAAGGGACTTCCTTGTCTTGTCGTTAACACGATCCCCCAATTTACGGCACAGTTGGTGGGTGATTGGCGTGAAAGCCGTAAAGCGATCAAGGTCGTGCCGTCGAACAACAACGACACTGACATTGCTTCCGTTCGTGAAGACCTTGTTCGCAATATCGAGATGCAGTCTCGTGCTGATCGAGTGTACGATCAGTGCTTTGAGTCCATGATCCAGTGTGGGGATGGTGCCTTTAAGGTCACCGTCGAGTACGCCAAGGATGACGTATTTGATCAGGACATCTTCCTTCGTCCGATTGAAGATGCTCTGGCAGTTGTTTGGGACCGGTTTTCTGTCGACCCCACGGGACGTGATGCCCAACGGGTGTTCGTGGATGATCGTATCCCGAAGGATGAGTTCGAACGTAAGTGGCCCAACAAGCAGCCCGGCTCAGCCATCAACGACACGGACAAGATTGACCGTGTGACCAATGTTGGCTGGTACGACGATGAGGCGTATCGGGTCACTGAATACTGGCGGATGATCGAGCGTCAAAAGACTCTTGCCCTCTTCGAGAACGGCAAGATTTACGAGATGGACGACTCGAACATGCAGCAGATCGTTGAGGAAAACGGTCCGCCTGTTAAGTCTCGTCTCGTCTGGTGTCGGTATGCCCAGATGCATTATTGCTCTGGCTCTGACATTCTGGCTGGTCCCTACGAGTATCGACTGAATCGTCTTCCGATTGTTCGGATGTCTGGTCGTATCGTTAACGTTGCTGGTCGTCGTATTCGGTACGGTCTGGTCCGGTTCATGAAGGACCCCTCCCGCCTGAAAAACTTCTGGCGGTCCGTTGCTGCGGAACAGCTCGGCTATGCCCCGAAGGCGCAATGGCTGGCGACGCAATCGGCTGTCGAAGGTCGACAGGAGGCTTTCCGTCGGGCTCACCTGACCCGTGACCCGCTGCTGATCGTCAACGATGAAGCGGTCATCGGTCAGAACATTCAGCGGATTGAACCTCCCGCTCCGCAAGCCGCCATCTTCCAAGAGGTGGCAATGAATACTCAAGACATGAAGGATGTGTCTGGTATTCAGGATGCGAGCCTGGGGATCAAGTCCAACGAGACCTCTGGCCGGGCTATTATGAACCGCCAACATGAAGGCGACATCGCTAGCCAGACCTACTACGACAACGCCGATGCGGCGCTACTCGAAGCGGGGGACGTTATCAATCAACTCATTCCTCAGATTTACGACGGTACTCGTGTTGTCCGCCTTATCGGGGAAGATGAGTCCATCAAGTTCCAGCGGATCAATGATCCTATGGACCCCCATGCTATTGATCTTGGGGCTGGTAAGTACGACGTGGCTCTGTCTACTGGTACGTCGTACACTACGCGTCGTGTTGAGGCTGCTCAAGCGATGATGGATGCCATCCAAGTCTGGCCACAACTGATGACTGTGGCTGGTGACTTGGTTGCCAAGGCTCAAGACTGGCCCGGTGCCGAAGAGTTGGCTGAACGTCTCAAGAAGACCATCCCGCCGAACCTCCTTGATCCTAAGGATGGCGGTGGTAGTGGCGTTCCGCCCGAAGTTCTGCAACAAATGCAGCAACAACTGCAACAACTTACTGCTGAAAACTTCCAACTCAAGCAAGACAAGACCATCGAATTCAAGAAACTTGAGATCGAGTCTTACAATGCTGAGACCAAGCGTATTGCTGCCCTTAACCAAGACAAGGGCACTGAAACTCCGGACGACCTCGAAGCTCTGAAGATGCTTCTGGAGGGTGCGCAGAAGCTGGATGAACACGATATTCAACGTGCTCAGCTAGCTCATCAGATGGATATGGATCATCACCAGCAGGCGATGGATCATCTTCAGCACCAACAGAAGCAAGATCAGATCGAAAACGCTCAAGAAGTCGCTCTGAAAGGGCTCTCGATGCGAGCTAGTGCAACTGCGAAGCCTACTAGCTCGGGAACATCGCAACGAAGTGGCGCGCAACCCGGTTAAAGGACCGCTAAAACCCTAAATGAGTGAGACTGAAGTAACTACCGAAGCCCAAGTTGACCTTTCCGATGATCTTGACGCCTTTAGCGCTGACTTCTTTGGCCAGAAGCAGCCTGATCCCGAACCGGCCAGTTCGGAAGCGGAACAAGACGAAGGTAATGAAGCTGAAGTAGATAGTACCGAAGCTCAAACGACTGAAATTGATCAGGACGAGGAAGAAGTTGAGGAGCAACCTAAGGAAGCTCCGAAGAAAAAGACCGTCCAAGATCGCATTGATGAGCTAGTTAGGCAACGTGAAGAAGCCAAGCGAGAGGCTGACGCTCGTGTTGAAGCTCTCCGTAAGGAGTTCGAAGACAAGATCGCCGCTCTCCAGCCGCAGCAAAAGACCGCTAAGGCGCCTTCTGAGCCCAGCCCCGACGACACCAATGAGGATGGTACCCCTAAATACGCCCTCGGTGAATTCGATCCTCAATACATTCGGGACCTGACCCGCCACACTCTTGAACAAGAGCGTATTCAGGCTGCTGAACGGCAGCGTCAAGAGGATGAAGTTCGTCAAGAGCAACAGGCTCGTGAAGCTCTGACTACTGAATGGAATGGTAAGGTTGCTGCTGCTACGCAGGAGTACCCCGATTTCGTTGAGAAGAGTCAGAACCTCCTGAACGGCTTCAATAACCTGGATCAAGGTTATGCCGGCTACCTGTCCACTGTCATTATGTCGATGGAGAAGGGTCCGGACGTTCTCTACTACTTGTCTAATCATCCCGAAGAAGCGGTGAAGATCGTAAACAGTGGCGCTCAAAAAGCGACCCTCGCCCTGGGTCGGATCGAAGCTCGTTTCCTTGAGGCTGATGCCCAAAAACAACTCGCCAAGCCGAAGGTGACCAAGGCCCCCAACCCCCCGCCCGTCCGGGCTCGTGGTACTAATGGTGCCTTTATCTCCGTCGCGCCTGACACTGATGATCTAGCTGCCTTCGAGAAGGAGTTCTTCCGAAGGTAATTCACTCATAAAGGAGATTACCCTGAATGTCTACCGGTGGCGCTAACGTTACCGTTGATCAGGCTAAACTGGTTCTTAACTCGTTTGCCGCGATCTTCCAAAACAATCTGACTTCTGCTGAGCTTGTAACTTGGCGTAAGTTCGACAGCGAAATGAACGACCGCAACGCCCTGACCGTGGTCGAGCAAGTCGTGCCCCGCTACACTGTCACCCACACGGTTGGTGGCGTGAACAACCTATCGACGAACGACGTCCAAAACACCGTGTTCGGTTCCGAGCAATACAAGGTGCAGGACGTGTTTGGTTCGTCCATGGGTTGGCAAGACTTCGTGAAAATCCGGGATATCGGTGCGGCCCGCGAGAGCGAAGCCCTCCGAATGGCGGCGCTGAACCTTGCGGAGCAGATCGACGCCTACATCCTGGCCTTTGCTGTCGAGTCTTCGAACAACTGGCTTGGTACCGCTGGCGACCCCCTTAACACCTTCAACGACGTTGCCTCTGGCTATACGCGTCTGAAGGAAGAGGGCGTCGAGGACACCGACTTCCGTGCTGTGCTTAACTATTACGATAAACAGGCGCTGGGTTCGGCTATCCTGAACCAAGCTCAATCTGGTCCGTCCGCCTATGCCCAGGGCAACGCATCTCTGGCTTCGGAAGGTTCCAAGATTTTCCGTAAGGGCTTCACGGGTGAGATCGCGGGCATCCCGACGATGTTCACCCAGCAACTGCCTACGGAAATCCTTGGCACTGCGAACCGATCGACCTCCGTGGTCAACGGTGCGAACCAGTACTCGGACTACGCTTCGGTCGCCATCTCCCCGGCTCCGGGTCAGTACCTCACTCAGACCATTAACCTGACGATTGGTACCGGCACCGAGACTATCAAGGATGGTGATGTGTTTACCATTGCGAACGTGTACGCCTGGGATAACCGCCTGCAAGCTGCACTCCCGCACCTGCAACAGTTCCGGGTGATCGGTAACTACACCGCCACTGGTGGTGCGGTTGCCAACGTCCGTATCTTCCCGGCTCTGGTGGTTCAAAACGCCAGCCCGTCCGGTTCGGACTTCAACACGATCAGCAACAACACCGCCCACGCCACGGTCGACTCGATCCCGGCTAACGGTGCTGCCATTACCTGGATGGGTACTGCTGGTCAAGCTGTGCGCCCGCGCGTCATCCTGTCGAAGGATGCGATTGTGGTTAACACGGCTGACCTGATCATGCCCGCCACCGGTATCGGTTCGCGTAAGTCGCTGACCAAGGTTCCGATCTCGGTCCGTATGTGGCAGAACTCGGTGTTCAACACTGGTGAGCACCAAGTCCGCTTCGACGTGGCTCTGTCGGCTAACGTGGTTGATCGTCGGCGTATCTGCCGCATCAACGGCACCTCGGGTACCGACCAGTAATTAACCTAGGGGAGGTCTTAACGGGGCCTCCCCACCACTCTTTCTAGGAGAAGCTAATGGCTGGTCCCGCTACCGCTAATATCACGCTTAATCCTGGGGATGGCTGGATACAGATCGTCCCTGGCGCTGTTTCGTCTTTCTTTAGCATTCGCCACTTCCCGCATCACGTCCCCATCTTCATTGCTGTCGGTACCGCTGCCCCGGCCGATCCCGTGTCTGGTGGCCATCGTTCCGATTGTGGTGAGTTCTGGGCCAATGGTGCTCTTGCTGCTGGAACTAATGTGTACGTTCGAATTTCCAATAACTCGAACGGCCCTGTCAGCGTGTCGGCCTACTACAACTAATGACCGCCGTAACGGACATCATCACCTCCGCTCTACGTGAGACGAACCTGATCCCCCTTGGGGTGGCACCTACGGCTGCTCAGCAGACGGAGGCGTTTAACCTTTTGTCAACTATAGTTGCTGGTGTCCTCGGTAACGAAGCTGGTGAAAATCTCACTCCGCTTCCGCTGGGTCAAGACAATATCAACTCACCCACGGGCTATCCCTGGTGGTCCAACAGTCTTCCCGGTAACGTTTTCGTTCACCAGAACACCCGGGTCATGTGTAACCTCACTGATCCCGGTTTCATTAATCTGGACCCCAACCCCAACGATGGTGCTCGTATGGGCGTGGTCGATTGCTCTGACAACTTTGACCTAAACAATCTGACCATCTACGGTAATGGACGACTAATCGACGGTAATACTACTGAGGTTCTTAGCACTCGTGGTATGAGCCAGCAGTGGGTGTACCGTGAAGACCTCGGCTCTTGGATTACTGTCGTTCCGCTTAGCTTGACTGGTCAGATGCCTTGGCCACCTGAATTTGATGACATGTTCATCATCATGTTGGCTCTCCGTCTTAACCCCCGTTACGGGCAAGTTATTCACCCTGCCTCTGAGACTGTCCTAAAGAATGCCATGCAGCGGTTCTCCGCTCGGTACGCTCAGGACCGTACTCAGGCTCCTTCAGAAGATGGTCTGCTGTACCTGACGAACTACTATCGTTTCTACGGTCGTTATTCCAACCGTCAGTACGGCAACCCCTCCGATTACTTCAACTCTGGATATCCATTCTAATGCCTGTTCGTAGTAAACTTGATCGGGAGTGGCCTTGCTGGTTCCACGGACCGGATGGTCACTCTGCGGTCTTTAACAGCCCCGCTGAGGTTCCCACTGGCTGGACCAGACACAAGCCCGCTCAGTTTACTGCGGCCAGCCCACTACAGGTGGATGAGGAAGCTGTTAAGGCGAAACTGATTGAACTTGGTGTTGAGATTGATCCCACGTGGGGTCGAGCCCACTTGCAAAAGGTGTTGAATGACCGCAGTCCCTCTCGGTAGGGGCGCTTACAAGCGTCTATATACCGGCGGCCCAGAAGTAAAACTCCTCAACCGATGGCTTGAGGCGAACCCTGCGAACATTCGTGAGGGTACTTCTGTTATTGCCCGTCCGGGTACCACCAACTTGATGAACCTTAATCCGGGTGGATACGCTGGCTTCGGGGCGATGCGCGGTAATTATGCTCTGAGTGGTCTGTTCTCTGACAGTCTGTTTGTTGCTTGTGGTGAAAATCTCTATCGCATTCACCAAGACATGTCAGTTACTCAAATATCCGGTATCTTGAATAACTCTCCCAGCCACCCAGAAGTGGCATGGCAGAAGGGCATCGGATACGAGCGCCTGTGGATTTCTGACGGCCTACTTCTTCAATACTATGCTGGTACGACTGCCGCTCACGGTACTCTGACCAAGACTGGGACCATCGTTACCGGTACTGACACGGTCAATATTGCTGGGACATACTACAAGTTTGGCACGACGTTCTCCGGCTCAGATGCTGGTACGTCTGCAAATCCGTTCATCGTGAACCCTCTGAGCGATCCAATGAACCAGCTGGTAAAAGCTGTGCAAGACAGCGGCACTCCCGGTACTGACTATTCGAGTACCATTGGTGGTCACAATACTTTGGTGATGGCTGCTGGTGATGGTAATAGCCCAGTTACTACTGTTACCATCACTGCCCTGAGCACTGGTACTGTCGGTAATACTTATGCTCTTGTTGTGACTGCTGGTACTGGTATCACCTCTTCCGGGGCAACCCTCACCGGTGGTGGTATTGACGCCCTCCAAGGTTGTCCCATGCCCAACGGTCTCGCCCCTAGTACACTTGCTCAGGTGTCCAGTTACATCCTGGTTGGTGTCACCAATAGTCAACAGTTCTATTGGATTAACCCTGGTGCGACCACCATTGATCCTCTGAACTTTGCCTCGAAGGAAAGCTCCCCCGATCCCATTACACACATCCGAGCGGTTGGTGATCAGGTGATGATCTTCGGTGAGAAGTCCACTGAGAACTGGTACGCCACTGGTAACCTGTCCGCCCCGTTCGCCCCCATCGAGGGTCGCGTTTATCAACGTGGGGCGATTACTGGAACTCCTGTGGTTGTTGACGATGGTGTCTTCCTAGTGGGCGATGATGGTCGTGTGTACTCCGTCGGCTTCCAGCCGGGAGACAGTACTGATGCTGGTTGGGGTGTTCAACGCGTTTCTAACAACGGTATCGAAGAACGAGTTCGTAGACAAATTAGACGAGAGGCTGGACTTAACCCATGACCGCACTATTTATGGATGGTTTCGACCATTACGGTACTGGATCAATCTCCCAAGCCAATATGAGGGCTGGTCCCTGGGCTGCTATGAGTGCCAGTTGTGGTATTCCCTCTTGGGGTGCTGCTCGTACCGGTACTTCCTGTCTTATGTTCGGTGCTAACGAAGCCGGCTTTGGTCTGAACCGTCGAGTTCTTGCCACCCCTACCAACCATCTATTTGTGTCCTTTGGATTCGCCGTGGACTCGTTGTGGCAGTTCGGCGGCGGTATTATCGAATTCCAAGATGGTAGTGCTAACTCGCTAGGCTCTCTGTGGTTCACTTCAACTGGTGCGCTTCAGTGGGTTAATGGCTCTGGCACTGTAGTTGCTCAGACTGCTGGTCCTGTTATCGTTACTGAGAACTGGCACTTCTTTGAGATGGAGATCAACCTCGGAGCTGGTACGTTTACTCTCCGTGTTGATGATGCTCAGGCAACTGGTTCTCCCATCCTGAACGCATCCGGCCTTACCGCTGGCAGTATTGCTCAGTTCTCGGTTCTGTCTGGTAACAGCGGTACGGCTACTCCGCCTACTACCTATATAGACGATCTCTTTGTCCGCGACTCCAATGGCACCGTCAACAATGGTTGGCTTGGTGACCGCCGTGTTGCAACCCTGTTTGCAAATGCGGACGTGGCCGGCACTCAGGGATGGACACCACAATTCTATAAACACTTTGGTGTTGGTATTCTTCAGAATGCATACATTCAATCGGGCTCATCTGGCATTTCTAATGCTAACGGATGCTTGAATACCAATTCTGCTGCTGCGGCCCTGGACATCGGTACTAATGACTTCACGCTTGAAGCATTTGTCCGGTTTGAACAGCTTCCGACTAGTGGCTATCAGACCATCTTCAATAGGTGGGATGTCAGTACATACGCTGGACCAGCTAATAGGTCCTACCGTTTAATCCTAGGTAGTCAGGCATTTAATGGCGGTAATCTACAGTTCGATATCAGTACTGATGGTACTGGTTCGACGGTTAGTACGAAGCTTCAATATCCTTGGACACCAGTAACCAATACTTGGTATCACCTTGCCATCTGCCGTGCGGCTGGCCAGCTGCTGCTGTTCGTTAATGGTTCTCAATTGGGTCTACCTATTTCCGACAGCTCGTCCTATCACACCGGTAGTACTGCACTGTTTACTCTGTGTGGTGAGACTGGCGATAGTCGATATAGTTTTGGTGGTTCTGTTAATGGTACTTCTCTTATTGGCCAGATGGATGAATTCAGGTTCACTAATGGCTTGAGTCGCTATACCGCCTCGTTCACTCCGCCGACTACACTCTTCCCGCGTGGCTCTGTGGCTGATCCAAATTGGTCTAGTGTCGTTATGCTATGTGGCTTTGATGCTGGTATCAACGATGAGTCCAGCTATGGTCGTGGCATTACTGCTGCTAACAGTACTGGTTCTATCACCCCCAGCGATGGTGCTAGCATTGGTAACTACACGTCGGTCAACAAGGCCACTCCGGATGACAACACGTTCATCCAGGCCAGTCTGACCAATGCCACCAACATCCTGACGATGACCACTCAGCCTAGCAACAGCACGACTGTTACTGTTGGTACTAAGACTGGTGGTTCGGCTGCGGTGTACACCTTTGTGACCACCCTCTCAGGTGCCGCCTTTGAGGTGCTTATTGATACGACTGCCCAGAATACTCTGACCAACCTGCTCAATGCGATCAACGCTGGTCCGGGTGCTGGCACTAAGTATGGCACTGGCACCACGTCCAACGTGGATGTCACTGCTAGTTCTTTGCCTGCTGGTCAAATCCAGGTCACTGCCAATATTGCCGGTACGTCTGGCAACAGTATTGCGTGTTCGTCCACGTCCACTGCGTCCTGGGCCACGTCCACCTGTACTGGTGGTCAAAATATCCCCGGTCCGAGTTCGTTCCATGTTCAACGTCCTCCGTCCAATACCACGGTCATTAGTGCCATGCAGATGAACGTTCGGGCTCTCAAGACTGATGCGGGTACTGCCACCATTCAGAGCACCTTCGTTGGTCCTCTCGGCGGTACTAAGGTTGGTAACACCCATAACCTCACGGTTTCTGGTGTGTTCTACCCTGACATCATTGAAACTGATCCGGATACCAACGGGGCAATTACTCCGACCACTGTAATTAACGGATCGCTGAAAATCAATCGGACTGCGTAAATGAATGACTGGAGCAATTGCATCTGGGCTATTCGTCGAAACAATCCAGGCTACCGTACCGCCAGTACATGTATCTCAGGGTGCATCACTTCTGGCGTACGGTCCGCCGGCATCTCAAAACGCTCGCGAGTCGCTTTCAAGCGTTCTAATCGCCAGAGCAGGGGGTAATACTAACGTGACCGCACAAGTTTCCCAAGGTGCCTGCCTGATTGCTTACGCGACTGCGGAGCCCAATCTGCCTCGTCAGGACGCGTGGACCTTCGTGCTTGACGGTCACCGCTTCTATGTCCTTCCCCTCGGTCCTGAGGGTGATTGGGCGTACGACACAACCACCCATGAGTGGTGCCAACTCCAAACGCAGGGGTTCTATGGTCTCAATTTTACTCATGGTGTTATGTGGGGCCTGCGAGTTATTGGTGGTGACGCACTTTACACGTACCTTTTTGAACTCGACCCCGATCAACCGCTCGACGGTGGATGGTCAGAAATTCAGCGGATGGTTACTGGAGGTATTGCAACTCGCGGTAGGTCTGTTGTCGGTGTTGCTAACTTTACTGTTACCGCTTCTGTGGGTGATGACAATGCCACCGATCAACCCATCTCTCTTGCCTTTAGTGATGACAACGGCGTTACGTGGTCTCAGGAATTCGATATCCCACTGACTGATCAAAGCACCCAGCTTCTCATTTGGAATGCTCTTGGGTCGTTCAGTCAACCTGGGCGTATTTTCAGGATCACTGATACTGCCGGTCCAGTTAAACTCGATGGTGCCGATTGCGTCCTAACCATTGGCTCGGGCGCTGATAGTGGTCAAGACCAAGAAGGACAACAACATCCATGACGATTGGAGATCTGGGCCCGCTCGACTGGCGCACGCCGATCGTGGACGGGCAGGGGCGCCCCTCGCCGGAATTCCAGCGGCACTGGAACACGCAGCGCGGCAACAATGCGCTGATCGGGACCGTCACGCTCTTCGACGGCGTCCCCACAGGCACACCTGGCGAGGGTGCGCTCGCCGTGGACATCTCCGCGTCGCCCTTCGTCTTCTACGTCGGCCATAGCGGCGCCTGGGACGTGGCCGGCGTCCGCGACTTCATCAACCTGGCCGACGTCCCGAGCAACTACACCGGCGCCGCGGATCAACTGTTGCGCGTCAAGAGCGACCTGTCGGGCCTGGAGTTCGCCGCGCTCAGCGCCATCCTTGACGGTATCTCCTCGACACGCGGGAGCGTGCTCTATCGCGGCGCAAGCGGATGGGCGGCGTTGGCGCCAGGGACCGCAGGCCAGGTGCTGCAAACCGGCGGCCCCGGCGCTGACCCGTCCTGGGTGGCGCAGAGTGGGGGTGGGGGCGCGGGCGGATTTACCCTGAGCCAGCCGCTGGCGAGTAACTTCAATACTCCCTCTGCCGCGACTGTTGGAACGATAATCAGACCCATATCCAGTGGAACGATAATCGGGATTGGCCTGACGTTTGGTATCGTTGTTGGTGGGGTTTATAAATTCGGGTTCGCACCGTTCAATAGTTCGACGAACGTATTGACCGCAGCGCCTGTATATACGCCAACCTTTACAGGAGTTACCGCGCAAAATAGGCCATTGTATATCCCTTTCGCGTCGCCTGCGCCGTTTACGCCGGGCGAGTGGATGGTTTTCATGGTGCGGTCAGATAGTACGGCCACCGTCAGTCAGTCAATATCGGTGGCGTCTGGCGCATGTACAAGTCCCGGCATCTGGGTTGACGGAAACACGTCCGACACGGCGCGCAATCTTGCCAGTGTCTCTCCGACGACATCGCAAACATGGTCAGTGCCCACCCAGTTAGCTTGGGGGTTCACGCTAGGATACACGCTGCAATGACCCCAATTGAATTAAAGTACAATCCACCTACTGGCTTTACAGCTATATAAATGCGGATCTACGACAAAGAAATAATCACCAACGTTATCAATGGACTACTTGGTCTAGATAACAACGTCAACATTGATAAGTGGATTAACGATCCTGCAAACATCGTTCTAGTAAATGATCGTGGTGATGTGGCAGTCTTCGAGATTGGCTTCAGACATGTTTACTCCGGCCATTACTGGTTTAAGTCTAGAGGACGAGCAGCTATTAGAGCGGCCTCTGAGTTTCTTGACGAACTATTCAATACATGTTATAATATACCTGTATTGATAGGGCTTGTTCCTCTTACTCATCTTGGGGCACGTTGGTTGTCTAGACAAGTTGGGTTCAAGTCATACGGAATTGAGCATATCGACAACAAGCCGTATGAGTTATTCATCATCACAAAGAAGGAATTTAACCGAGAATGAGTAACGTCTTCGGCAAGACCAATTCCAGATCAGACAGCGTAAACACTAACAAGGCGCTGATCAATCAAACCTACTCTCCTACCATGAATACTGGTGTGGCTGCTGGTAATCAGATCGCCAGTATGCTTGGTCTTAATGGTAACGGTGCTCAGAACCAGGCGTTCCAGAACTGGCAGAATAGCACTGGTTATAAGTTTGGTCTCCAACAAGGTCTTGACTCTATCAATGGTAATGCTGCGGCTCAGGGTCTTATGAACTCTGGTGCAACCGCCAAGGCTCTTGAGACGTACGGTCAGAACTACGCCAATACTCAGTACGGTAACTACCTCAGTGAGCTGATGGGTCTCGGTAATCAGGGCCTGCAAGCGGGTAACCTGGTAGCCAATGTGGGTCAGAACTCTAGCTCTCAAGGAGCGGCAGCTAACGGCGGTGCTGGTGGCCTCATCGGCGGTATCGCTGGTGGTCTGCTGGGCAAGTAAATGAATATTCTTTCCATGCTCCTGTCGGGCCTGGGTGGTGGACAACAACCCGCTCCGGCTGCTCAAGGGCCGTCCACTGCTGGTGCGGCTCCCCCCTCTGCTGGGCAAGTTCCCGCGTCGATTGCCAATGCTGTTGCGGCATCCAAGCAGTATGTTGATCCCAGCGGCAAGCCCGTGGACCCCAATGCCACCGCCGAGGTTGCCCCGCTTGAGGTAACCGCTCCACCCAAGCCCAAAGCGCCCCCGCCTCAACCACCCATCCAATACGACAACAGTCAGGATGCTCAGGCGGTTCAGAAAGCTCTCGGCCAGATGCCCCAAGTAGATGGTGATACTGGTCGTGGTCTTTGGGGTGTCCTCCCGAACCAAGTTCAACATGGTACTGTTCGTGACATCCTCGGTGCCATTGGCGATGCATTTCTAGTCCATTCTGGTCGTCAAGCGATGTATCAACCTCGTGTTGACAATCGTACCGTTGGTCAAGCGATGGCTGGTTACGCAAACAATCCTCAAGCCGCCATCGAACGTGTTGCCGCTACGGGTGCTCCCGGGTCCATCGAAATGGCGGACAAGATGGAGCAGAACCTCCAGAACCTGGAAATCCGTAAGCAGATCGCCGAACAGAATAATGACTATCGTAAAGCGATGATCCAATCTCGTAATGAGGGGATTGTTGCTCGGATGGCTCCGATAGTTGCTGGCTGGGCTCAAGGTGCCAAGACACCTGATGACTATAAGAAGGCGTACGATAGAGCCACTGCTGCGGCTCAACGTATTGATCCGTCATACGATGCCACCATGTTTGGTTATGTTGACCCTCAAGATTGGCAACCTGGTTCTATGACGGGTGTTGGTGCTACGACTGGTCAGATCATGCACAATCAGACGAGCCAAGACTCCATCCAGGAACGTCGTGATGCTGCCGGTATGGCTCATGCGGATCGTCAAGCGGCTCTTAGGGCTCATCCCCAGCAGGCCACTACGAACACTACTCTGCAACAGTTGATTGCCAAGCAGAACCGTGGTGAACAACTGACCCCTGCTGAGCAGGCCTATTGGAACTATCATACCACCAGAGGCAAGGGTGGAGGTGGTGGTCTTCACGCCGCTGGTGGTGGTCCAGTTCCGTCTCAATCAGACATCAACTATCTAAGACAGCACCCAAACATGAGGGCTCAATTTGAAGCCCACTTCGGTAAAGGTTCCTCGTCTAGATACATCAGGTAAGGTGAATGGACACTCCGAGCTGGGCTCAGACTAGTTCCCCCGACGTGCCTTCTTGGGCCGGATCGAGCGCTGCTCCTTCCGGTCCTAATGCTGTGCCCGCTTGGGCTCAAGCACAACCCGCCCCACAACAACAGCCGCAACCCAAGTCTAGTTGGTCCAATATTGGTCGTGGTCTTCAGGGTGCGTACAGCGAGGCTGTAACTAACGGTCTTCTCATGGAGCCCGTTCGCTGGGCCATGGAACACTCTGGTTATGGAATGGATCGCCTTAAGTCCATGTTCCCTGGTCAGTCTGATCAATGGTATCAGTCCAAGCTTCATGACCTGTACAATCAGGCCGTTGTGTCCGCTCGCCAGAATGCCACCCAAGAGGTGAACAACAATCCGTACCCTGGTCACCAGATCGGGAATACGATTGCTGCGATTGCTGGCTCTGCCGATCCCACTTGGTTTATCGCCCCCGGTGCTAGCCTTGAGAAGGGTGTATTCAAGGGTGGGGTTAGAGCTGCCGTTCCTAAGGTGGCCGCTCATGTTGAGCGTCAAGCTGCCAGGATGGCTGTGGTTGGCTCGGCTGCGGATGATGCTGCTCAGCTTATGGACATGGCTGAAGGGGTTCAGAAGAATTATGACGTCGAGCGTAATCTTAAATCAGCTGCAATGGCTGGTGCCTTTGGTGGTGTCCATGCCGCTGGTGCCGCAGCCCTGGGACATCCAGGCGTACAAGGCGCAATTGCGGATGCTCCTATCCCCGACTTTGTTAAAAACCTCTTTATCCAACGCGGCGTAGACACAACCCCTCAAGCTGATCCGCTTGCTCGTACGTCCCCGCTGACCGGCGAACGAGTTCAACTGTCCCCCGAGGAACAGGCCCAATTCAAGCAACTGGTTAAGACTGGTACCGTCGATCAGATCAAGCAGTTCTTCCAGGGTAAGAATGGTCCTCAACCCACCTGGGCTCAGATCAACCAGCTCGTGGAGATGCGGGATAACATCCCCGAGGGTACCATTGGTGGTGACAATCTTCGACAAGCCATCGACGAACATCTGGACACCCAGCATCGTCAGCTTGTGTCTGATCACATTGACGCTCTGACTTCAGACTGGAAGAACAAACCCGATGTTGAAGTCGTCAATAAAGTTGATGACATTCAAGACCCCAAGGTTAGGCAAGAAGCTCTGAATGATGGGGTTGATCATACTAACACTATCGGCTTTGTTGGCAGTGATGGGAAGGTTCGTGTCTTTGCCGGACAGGTAAAATCTCCCGAGGCTGTGAATGCGGTTCTGTACCACGAAGCTCTG